CTTTCCATACTCCTACCTCAATGAATGTATGATGATCCTCTAAAATGTTTGACATATGTTCATATATGCCTTCAAAATCAAACCATCCTTGTATTTCTTTATAGCTCTTCATTTATCTTATTTATTATATTTGTGCTGCTAATGTTTTCAACAAAAGGTATCACCTTTAATATCGCGTTTCCTTTAGCTTTCATTTCTGATTGATTTAATGAATTTTCATCGTAATCTCCCCCCTTGCACCAAAAGTCTGGTTGCAGTTCTCTTAAGTGTTTTGCTACTGTTTTTGTATTAAAGATGAAAACATAATCAACTGCTTCATGACAAGCAACAGTGTAAGCTCTTTGTTTTGCTGTTAAGATTGGTCTATTTTTACCCTTCAACTCTTTTACGCTTTTATCCCCATTTATTCCAACAATCAACTTAGAATTCAAACTACATGCAGCCTTCATAGAGTTTAATAAGCTCGCATGTCCTGCGTGAAATAAATCAAAGCAACCATTTGTAAAGATAAAAAACTTTTTTATTCCAACTTTTTCTAATTCTCTAGCAAAATCTCTCTCCTGCTTCAACTGACTAAAAGAAATTATTTTTTTATGTCTCATATTGTAGCTATGCCCTTTTTTCTTATAACCTTTTGACAACAATCTTGGGCTAATAGTATTGCCGTTTCTATATTTTTCGTCGCTGTATAAGCGTAAGATAGGGCGGCTAAAAAAGTATCTCCTGCTCCTGAAACATCTCTAACGTCTGAGGGGTTTTTAATAAAAAAATCTTTATAATTATACCAACAACCTTTTGAAGCTTTTGTAACAATAACATTTTCTGCTCTATGCTTCCATCCATTTTCTAAAAATTCTTTTTCATTAATTTTTACAAATGTAAAATAATCTGCCCAGTCAATATTAAAATTCTTTTTAGTGTCTAAAAAAGAAAGTCGGCTTCTCTTGCCTATCTCACTAAGATTAAGGTCAGTTATAAAACCTTTATTGTAATCAGAAACAATAACAGCGTCATACTCCTCTATGTTGTCAGGCAATTTACCACAATGAGGATAGCTGTCTGTATCTACTCTTAAGAACATTTGGTTTGAATCTGTATCTACATATCGAGTTTTATGACCTTCTGGCTCGTTAGTAAATAAATCAATTTTATTTTTATATGGAATATCTCTATGAGTATCCTCATCAATCGCAATTAGATTTCTATAAACATTAGTCGCCATTCCTAGGCTATTAACTCCGTCCTCTGGCACAAAAACTGGTGCAGGAGCTTCGGGGCAAAGGCGGCTTGCTTTGCCGTAACAAAATCTATCGCTACAGGTCTCTCCTATAACTAAAAACTTCATTTTTGTGATGCTCCCTTTTCTACTCTATAAGAGTCATCGTTGAAATGTTGTGTGCTAACTTCAAAGACACTAGAGTCCTCTAATGCTGTTAGTCTGTGAGGAATACAAGGCTCTAGATGCACAACATCTCCTTCCTCAAGAACTCTTGCGATACGTTCTGCTTTTTCTAAATCAAAATATTCTAATGTAAGTTTGCCTTTAGTAACACACCATGTTTCTTCTTTTAAAATATGATAGTGCATAGAAAAAGAAGACCCCTCGTTGAAACGAAGGATCTTCCCGCAATACTTTTCGTTGTTTATTATCCAAAGCTCATCGCCCCAGCCTTTTGGGTGAGCTTCTAATTTAGAAAAAATAGGCTTAATACTCATCAAGAGTATTATAACCCATCTTAATAATTATTCAAGGAATAATTAATCTTCTGCCTTGTCTTTTGCTTTACCGATATTCAAAGCAGCCCAGTCGATTAGACCGTAAACTTTTGCCCAAATAGTCCCTTTTTTGGGAGTGGGAGTTGCTGCGGTAATAGCTGAAGCAAGTGCGATTGCAGCAGTTAATACGCCGAACCAAGGGTTGTCTTCAATTAATTTAATAAGAATGTCCATAATCTATTATATGTGTTCTTTATATATTACACGACTGAATTTTTACAGGGAAATAGATATTGGGGCGATTTCTTCTAGCTCCTCGCAAAGCCTATCAATTTCGGCCTTCTCCATTTTTCTAGCTCTATTTCTTAATTTAGAAACTTCCCATTCAAATTTACAAAACTCTTCGTCTTGATCGATATTACACCTTTTTTGACTATCAAAAATAAAAGTATCAAAAACTTCATATCGAATAGGGTCAATGCACTTTTCAATAGGATCAAATGTAGAATTTCCTACGACATAATCAAAGATGTCATACCTGCTAACCTTGATTTTAGTTTTTTCCATCTAACTATTATAGATGGTAAAATAAAGAATTCTACACAATTCTTATTCTGCTCCTGATTTTAGAAACATGTCTTTTCTTTTCTAAAACAGAGCCACCTTCTCTGCTCCCCGCTCCATTTGTGTTGCCCTCAATCGTAACTACATAACCACTTGAATCTGCGTCTTTTACAGCTAATCCAATGTGAGAAAAAGTAAATACAACAATATCACCTGCTTTAATATCTTCGTTTGTAGGTTTGCGAAGCTCGACTCCATTTGTGCTTTGCTGTTTAGCCCAATTTTCAAAATCCCAAGCACCAGCAGTTCTAGGTCTTTTGAATTTTACATCTTCTCCCTCAATAGCCTCTCTTACTAACCAACAAATAAATGCAGCACACCAAGGCCAACCTTTGTCTGCGTCTAGCCATGTAGCAGCTTTATACTCATCAACCCTAGGTCCACAATTACTGCCATCTACCTCCGAAACTCCAATCTCTTCACGGGCGAGTTGAACCATTTTATCTGAAATGCTACCACTTATTGTAGTTGTTTCTTTTGTAGATAATTTAGCCAAAATAGCATTCCAAGTAACAGGTCCATCAGCCCCGTCAGCAGAAACTTCAAGAAGCCTCTGCACTGCTCTAACTACTTCTTTTTTTCCTTTAAAATTCATTATTCACATCTCCTGCTAAACCCAGCACATATCGACATTACAATTGATAAAACGATAGCCAATATCATAAAGTCGCTATATTTTTTAATTTTAATGTTTAATAATTCAGCTTGCTCTTCATTATAATACATTTTTGTATCCATAATGTTGTTGATTGCATCAATTGTAGGATCAGTCATTTCATACATTTTAGGAACTGATGCTTTAATCATTTCAATATTATTTGTGTTCCCCCATTCAATTAATTGGTTAACATAAAGGTTTATTTTTTTCTCTTGCTCAAAAACAAACTCAGCATACTCCACTTCTTTAGGAGTTATATCTTTTTTGTAACCTTCTAAATATTCATCCTTATATACTCTCTCTTCTTCTAAAGTTTCTACCATCTCTGCGGGCGTGATTACGCCATGAGAGGTTTTTACTACTGAATTGACTATAATTACTCCATACCAATCAAAACACATGCCTATCTCCATAATTGAAGATTCTGATTGTCGGGCATTTTCTTTTAATGTATTTTGGATATTTTCAGTGAGAAGTAATCCTTTGGCAGCGAAGGCCAAACAAATAGCGGCTAAACAATAAACTATAAATTTTGGTCTCATTTCTTAATAAATTTTTCTGGATTCTTCTCAAATTTTTGACCCAAACGAACAATTCCTCCTATAAACTCAGGGCTTACTACTCCAATAATTCCGTAAGTGATTGCTTTGGTAAGAGAAGAAACATCAGTTTGCTCTAAAACAAACCAAGCAATACCAGCGGCGATAGCTGCCGTTAAAATTCTTTTAAACTGTTGTTTTAGTGATAAACCATTGTTGCCCGACAAAAGTCTAGCAAACATCGCAGCGGCTCCAATAAGAGGCACTAGCCATCCACCACTCAAGAATTCTTTGATTAAAGACTTTTCGGGTTCCATATATCTCTATGTTACACAAAAAAAGCCTCCCGCGAAGGAGGCTTTTTTATTTTATATGTAAAACTAATTAAAATTAGAATTTGTAAGACAATCCTGCGCTAACTCCCCAATCGTGGTCTAGCTCATAAAGAGTGCCATCGGCATCATTATGAAGATAAGAAGCTTTAGCTCCAACAGAAAGGCCATTTCCGATATCATAACCGAGTGCAACGCCGATTTCTACAGAGTTGTAATCATTAGCTAAATTAGCAGTTACAAAAGGAGTTGTTGTAAGATTATCAACAAAAAGCTCTAGATCTTTAGAAACAGTAAGTTCAACGCCGTAAGAAGCGCTAGAACCAAGTTGATGCCAAACGGTAGCGGTAACATCTGCAAGAGCATCACTGTAAGTTAGCCCGAGACCAAGTTGTTCCCAACCTCCATAAGAAGACTCGATCTTCTTAAAAGAAGCAACTCCTGCGAGATCCTGTCCTAGAATATTTACTGGACGACCCCAAGAGACTGAAATATCAGTATCTGTATTGCCATCTCCTTCTGCTAGACCAATGCCTACAGAAAGATCCCCATCTGCTACAGCAGTGCCAAGAGTAAGAGAATAGTTTGTTGTATCTTCTCTAACTGCAAGACCATTGCTTGTCGATAAATTACTAAAAGAAATACCACCTTCAGCAGAAACATCTGCAATAGTAGTAGCTTTAACTGCGCCAACCATTGCAGCGCCCATCAGTAGTGTTGTAAGAATTAATTTCTTCATAAATTAACTATATATTACAGAATTGTAATGGTCAAGGGAAATATTATTCCTCTCCTTCAGGTTCTTCGACAGCCTCTACAGAGTCTGCAAATTGAGGAGAATTATCTACAACTGGCTCTGGACCTGCTGCTGCTTTAATTTTATTTACTAATACAACGGCTGCTTCAGCAACCCCTAATCCTTGTGACTTGACTGCAATATCAATTAATTGAGCCAAGGCAGAAAGTTCGTCGTCGGAAAAATCAATAGTTTTCATATATGTGATATTATATATATAGGATAAAAAAAATCAACTATATTATGAGGGCCAGACTACAGAATTTTTTAATTTAGATTTTTCTGCGTCCGTAAGAGTGCCTTGATCGTCATCTGAAATGCATAAAGCCCATTTGCCAGCTTTTGTCTTCCTCGCTCCCCACCAAAATCTAGTAGTGCCAAAACAACCGCGAGCTACAGCTTCTTGTGCGGTTCTTTCTAGCGCTTGAGCTTCTGTGTTAAATACTAAATATTTCATTAATAAATGCTAAAGTGATCGTTAATGTTATCCTGTATTGTCGTCATG